GCCAGGTGATCACGCACACCGAGCTCAAGATCGATGGCGTGGACGTGTCGGACGACGGCGCCAAGCAGTCAACCTCCGACATGGACGGCCGCGAAGAGCATGTGCTGGCCAACCTGCTCGACGAGAAGAACGACGACCTCGGCGAGGACTACGCCAAGTCGCTCGACACGCTGATCCACGGTGACGGCACGACCGACACCAAGGCGCTGGCGGGCATCCGTTCGCTGATTCTCGACGACCCGACGGTTGGCACCACCGGCGGCCTCGACCGCTCGGTCAACAGCTACTGGCGCAACCGCGCGTCGACTGGCGTCGGTGGTGCCGGCGCCAAGATCACGTCGAGTACGTCGAACGGTGGCGCTCTGCTGCAGTTCCTGCAGAAGGAGCTGCGTCTGCTCGGCCGGTACGCCCAGGGCGGCACCAAGTGGCAGTTCTTCCTCGGCAGCGACATGTATGACGCGATCGAGAAGGAGCTGCGCGCGAACGGCAACTACACGCTCGAAGGCTTCATGAAGGGTCAGGCCGTCGACGGCGGCATGGCGCCGATCACCTTCAAGGGCAAGCCGCTCATCTGGGATCCGACTCTGGATGACCTGTCCTACAACAAGCGTATGTACGTCATCGACATGCGCCGCATCCGCCTGCTGTACATGAACGGCCAGCGCATGAAGAAGCACCAGCCGGCGCGACCGTACGACCGCTACGTCATGTACAACGGCCTCACCACGACTGCCGTGATGGTGGCCCAGCAGCTCAACACGTCCGACGTCATCGACATCAACTAGTCGAAACCGGACACAGGAAAGGGCACATCATCAATGCCGTACACTCAGAACAAGGGCGTGGTCGCGCCGCAGATCATCCTTTCTGCGGACTGGACCAATGGCGGGACCATTACGGTCGCGTATCCGTCGGGCTATTCGCAGAAGTCGTTCTACCGCGGCTCGGCCAAGGCGAACGGCTCTTACGTCATCAAGAACGGCAAGGACAAGGTCGCCGAGGACACCAGCGCCGCGTCGGGCATCGCCTTGTCGTTCGGTTCGTCCAACATCACCGTGACCAATAACACCGGGGCGACGATCCCGGCCGGCACCACGCTCGACTTCTGGCTCGACCAGAACGACGGCAACAAGGTGCTGACCCTGCAGTTCCCGGTGGACCTGGTCGACGTGTCGGCCGCCGACATCGTCACCGACTTCTATCCGGGTGTCGACGGCACTATCGAGGACGTGCAGTGGGTGCAGCGCACTCCGGTCACGACTGCTGCGAAAGCAGCTACCATCACGCCGAAGATCAACACCACGGCGCTGACCGGTGGCGTGCTGGCGCTTACGTCGGCGGCCTGCACGCCGCTCGGCGTGATCATCGCCGGCACGCAGGTGACGGGCGCCAACCGTATCACCCGCAACGACACGCTTCGGCTGACGGCGTCGTCTGTGACGACCTTCGCCGAGGGCAAAGGCTCCGTCTTCGTCCGCATCCGGCTCGACGACTAACCCGCCACGCCGCGTGCGGCTGGCTACTGGCGGGGCTTCGGCCCCGTCAGTTCTCTTTTTCCATTCAGGAGACTTCATGCCTCAGTTCGAAATTGCCGACGTCGAAGTCCGCCTCGGGGGCGACGCGGCCAACACTGTCCCTCGCTACAACGTCACGGCGGCCGAGATTGCCGTCCTTCAGGTCATCCACGGCAACGACGCCATCTTCAACGTCAAGCCGCGCGGCACGATCGAGCGCGCCCAGCGCGTCGAGCGCGCCCGCCTGGCCGCTCTCTACCAGGCCAAGGATTCGGACGGCAACGTCCACGTCGAGAAGCTGTACCCCGGCGCAGCGGCCCGCGTCTTCGAGACGCTGGACGAACTGATCCTGGCCGATACGCAGTTCCACGCCGAGCCGGTGCGCCGCGGCAATACCGAGCGTCAGAAGAGCGAACTGGAGCTGATCGACGAGGCCAACAAGATGGCCGCGCCGGGCTTCGACCCGTTCGCCGCGTCGACGCCCGACGCCGAGGACGCCGCCAACGGCCTCGACGAGTTGCCGGCCGACCCGCCGGCGGCGAGCACCTTCGAGTAAGCCGGCATGGCGCGCGGGAAGACCCTTGAGTCGCTGCTGACCAGCCTGCGCGCCGAGCTCGGGGTGTCTGGCAACCCCGCCCACAACGTCCAGGCGCGTGACGCGCAGATCGCCAAGATCCAGCGCACGCAGGAGACGTTCTGGGACGACTACAACTGGCCGCACCTGCGCGTGTATCGGTACCTCGCGCTCGAGGCCGGCACGCGCTATTACGACCCGACGGCGTGCCTGAAGTACGACAATTCGGGCGCGCTGGTGGCTGCTGACGACATCGTCATCGACCGCGTCATCAGCATGTCGATCCGCGACGGCTCCATCTGGCGGCCGCTGCACGTCGGCATCACCGAGGACAACTTCAACGCCTGGAACAGCGACACGGGGCAGCAAAGCTGGCCGCCGCGACGGTGGCAGGTGGCCGAAGGAGACCAGATCGAGTTCTGGCCCATCCCGGCGTTGACGTCGAACACGACCGACGGCCTCGACCTCATCCGTATCCACGCTGAACGCAACCTGGCGCCGCTGGTCGAGACGACCGACCGCGCCGACCTCGACGACCGCCTGATCACGCTGACGATCGCAGCCGAGATGTTGGGCGGCGAGGACGGCAAGAAGAAAGCCCTGCTCGCCCAGCGCCGCCTCATCCAGGTCCGCGGCAACAACGCCAAGAAGCGTCGCTTCAAGATGTTCGGGCACGCCGGCCGGCACGAGCGCCTGCTGCGCGGCCCGCCGACCGTCTACTACCGGACGTCATGAGCACCATCTGGGTCAAGGAGTTCACGGGCGGCCTGGACTCCCGCCGCCTGCCTGAAACGGCGACCGGCGGAACGCTCATTACGGCCCAGGACGGCCACATCAACCGCGGCGGCGAGCTGGAGAAGCGCGCCGCCTTTGTACCGACCTACACCCTGCCGGCCGGGCAGACCAAGAACCTCGCCGCGGTCCCGGCCGGTCTCGTCGTGTTCGGCGACTCCGCGCCGCCAGCGAACATGCCGGTCGGCGTCTCCTACCAGCGTCTCCAGCACCCCGACGGCCTGACGGCGCTCTCCCGCGTGCTGTCGTATGACCGCTACGCCAGCAAAATCTATGCGGCAGCCGAGTTCGTCGACGGCGCCCGCCACCACTTCTACAACGCCGTCCGCGTGCTCGCCTGGTACGACGGTCGCGCACGCGCAGCGATCACCGTGTCGGGCGGGGCGTCCAGCAGTTCTCTTAACTCGCTCAAGGTCAACGGCGTCGACATCATCTCGGCCGGCGTGAACTGGAGCGGCAACGATGTCGCTTTCGCAGCCGCGATCGCCGCCGCCATCAACAGCGACACGACGACGCCCGATTACACGGCCACGTCGAACGGTGCGACCGTCAACATCATTGCCGGCACCGCCGGCACCGGCAGCAACGACCTCGGCGTCACCTACACCGAAACAGCTCTGACGGTCTCGCCGGCGTCCGGCACATTCGCCTTGACGGGAGGCGTCGACACCACGAACGCCGCTCCAGCCAGCGGGTCGGTAGAGATCACGGGCGGCGTCGGAACCGACACGATGACGATGCTCGAGGTCAACGGCGTCGACATTCTGGGCGCCACCGTCACCTGGACGAGCAGCAACGCCAACACCGCCTCGCTGATCGCCGATCAGGTCAACAACTTCACGTCGACGCCCGACTACAGCGCCACGGTCAAGGACGCCGTCGTCACCATCACGGCCGTCGACGACGGCTCGGCCCTCAACGGACAGACGTTCGTGCCGACCGTTACTGGCACCTTCGGCATCGGCAACATCCAGGCGTTGGCGGGCGGCGTCGACGCCAAGGCCGTCTACGTGCCCGGCACCTTCGTCAAGACGAAGGGCTCGCGGATGCACAGCGTGAGCGGCCCCAACGCGCACTATTCCGGCATCCAGCAGCCGACGCAGTGGACCAGCGACGCCATCGGCGCCGGCCTGACTGACCTGTCGACCCAGGCCGAGAACTCGGAGAACTTGAAGTCGATCGGCGTGTACCAGGGCAACATGGTCTACTTCGCCGACCTGACGACGCAGATTTGGTCGATCGACAGCGACCCGACGCTCAACAAGCAGTCGCAGATCCTGTCGAACACCGGCACCACATGTCCACGGTCGGTGACGAAGTACGGCGACAACGACTTGATGTACCTCGACGAGTCCGGCGTGCGCAGCATCCGCGCCCGCGATGCGTCGAACGCAGCCATCACGACCGACATCGGGACGCCCATCGACACGTTGATCACGGCCAAGTTGCGGGCTCTGTCGACCGACGATCGATTGGTCAAGGTGATCGGCCTCATCAACCCGATAGACGGCCGGTTCTGGCTGTGCTTCCCCGACGAGATTTTCGTCTTCACCCGCTACGACGGCAGCCGCGTTTCGGCATGGTCGACCTACAAGCCGACCTACTACGATCAGAACGGCACCCTGCAGAGCTTCACCATAGACGATGCCGTCGTGAATGGCCGGCGAGTCTATCTGCGCGGCGGCGACACCATCTATTGCTACGGCGGTGTGAGCACTGGCCTGCAGACCGACGACACGGCTTGCATTGGCCGGGTGCCCTATCTCGACCACAACACGCCGACGGTCGACAAGCAGTGGGAAGGCATCGACGTGGCCTGCCGCGGCACCTGGAAGGTCGAGGCGTTCATGGACCCGACCGAAGCCGGGTTCAACACCAGCGATACGGTGGCCACCGTTACCGATACGACCTTTACCGGTCTGACGATACCGTTCCAGCACACGTCGACGCACATCAGCCTGCAGTTCACATCGCAGGGTGCAGGCGATGCCCGCCTCGCCTCGTTCGCTATTCGCCTGAAGTCCGACAAGCCGGATGATTGACGTTCGGCTTGCCCGTGAGACGGACCGCGAGGCCCTTCACGCCATGGGCGAAGCGATGCAGGCCGAACTGCGGCCCGACTTGCCGTGGTGCGGGCCGCGCTGGGATGAACACATCGATCGGGCGCTGGTGAAGGACTGGCCAACGATCCTCGTCGTCACGATCGACGCCGAACCGGTCGGCTTCCTGCTGGCGAACCGCGCCGAGTGGGAGGGGGCATCTAGCTTTTTTATCTTTCAGCGGCTACTATATGTCCGTCCCGACAAGCGCGGAACTCGGGCAGCCGCCACGCTTCTGGCCCGCTTCGTTGAGTGGGCGGAAAGTTTCAACCCCGTCGAGATACTTTGTGGAATCGGTGAAGGACGGCGCTCCCGCGCTGCCGCCAGGTTCCTCAAGCCTCTCGGCTTCGTACCAGCAGGGCAGCAGATCATGCGCCGGCCGGTGGGCAGCAAGGCATGAATTTTGGCGGTGGGGGCGGCGATAGCGGCGAGCAGCGCGCAGCAGAGGCGCGGCGCGAGAACGCGATCGCCGACGCACAGGGCAACATCATGAACACGTTCGGGGCGCAGTTCACCCCGGATTTCTACACCCAACGTCGCCAAGCGTACCTCGATTACGCCAAGCCGCAGCTCAACGATCAGTACGCCGACGCCCGCAAGCAGCTCATCTTCTCGCTCGACCGCAGCGGCAACCTCGCCAGCACGGCGCGCACGACGAAGGAAGCCGAGCTCGCCAAGCTGTACGACCAGAATAATCGGTCAATCAGCGACCAGGCGCTCGGCTACGAAAACGACGCTCGGAACAACGTGACCAACGCCGAGTCCAATCTGCTGGGCGGTATCGCACAGTCCGGCAATGTTGGCGCGTCGATCAACGCCGCCAACAACCAAGCCGCCGCCCTCTCACGACCCGACGTCTACCAGCCGTTGGGTCAGCTTTTCGGCGGTTTCACGAGTGCGCTGCGGACGCAAGCTGGCCTCGAGCAGTTGGCGGCCGCTGCCGGGCCGAACAGTGGTTTCAGACCCGCCTTCAACACCGGACTTTTCGCGCCTGCCAGCGCTGTGGTGAATAGCTGATGGTTGCTCCGCTTCTTCTCGCCGGCGGCCTCGCCGAAATCGGCTCCATGGGCCTCAACGCGCTCGCGCAGGGCCAGATCGACGCCGCGCGTAACAACGCCATCCAGCAGGAGTTGCAGCGGCAAAGCCGTTGGGACAGTCAGATCTCGGGTCTGCAGGACAAAAACCTCGCCGCTTACGGCGGCGTCCCGACCGCAATGCCAGGCCGCGCAACGCAGGTGGCCGACTTCTACAAGGCCACCGGCGGCGATCTTCCGTCGAGCGGCCCCACGGCCGGCGTCATGCCGCCCATCACCAACAAAGCGGTGGCCGGGCAGGGCGCGCAGCAGATGAACAAGGTGGCGCTGTTCAACGGCCAACAGAACGGTGCTCTGGCCAACCTGCGCTCGTTCGGCGACGTCATGGGCGGCGCGGCACGCACCAATGCGATCAACAATGGAGTCATCGCCGGTATCGGCTCGATGAAGGCCGGTTCGTCTAGCATCCTGCCGCTGGAACTGCAGAGTGCCAACAATGCCGGCAACGGTCTGAAGTCGTTCGCTGACATCCTCGGCGGCCTGGGCAAGGTTGGCGTGTCGGCCGGACTCGCGGGCTTCAAT